CCAAGACTTCTTCAACTTGAAGATGAACTTGAGTCGCTACGAAGACATACATGGCCCTTTGTCCAGGCAAAGAAAGAGTTAGGACAACTTGATGACCTAGAGGCAAAGAAAGACTTTTGTAAAAACTTGGATGATGAAACGATTTTGCAACTCTTGCGTATCAAAGCAAAATACACGAGAGCCTCAGGGCTTCAGGGGAGAGAATTTGACATGCTCCGAAATAATTTTTGTTAGTGTATAATAAATGGCATTCTTATTGTACCCACTGTTAGGATTTTCACTCTTTGGTGGTAAGAAAGAGGAAAAGGATACCGGTATGTCAATGCCTTCACTCGCATCTCTTATTTGTTGCGCTCTGTGCTTGGGTTTTATGGGATATGGTATTTTCAGATCACCAATTAAGACTCCACCAATGATGATAGCCATGGCTGTATTCTGTTGTTGCAGTAGTAGCTCCATGGGGAGTGCTGTAAAAGATATAACTAAAAAGGCTGGTATGTCTTAAAAAAAATCATCCGTTCTGTACATATTTACCGCGTATGAACCAGTTTTACCTAATACTGAAACTGTTTCATTCCCATACATTTCTTCACATCCAATATCTTGCATGCAGTCGCGGCTATTATAGGTAACTGGGATTGGATACAAATTTTCTCCACCCGTCGTCGTGTAATAGTGGTAGCGATCGCGTCGTCCACGGACTTCTTTTCCATACAAAGGGAGTGTTTCTTGACCATCACCTACTAAAATACCCATCTGTTGCATGTGACCTGGTTTATATTGCTTAATTGGTGGTCCTCTAAACTCGGGTTCATGGCGTCGTTCACGTCGCATTATTGGTTCAGAGGGTACTGGTACTGGAACGGGTACTTCTACTGGAACTTTAACAGTTCTTGGATTTTGGTACATGTATCCCACAAGGAGAGTGAGTACAACGAGGGCTGACCAAAGAAATTGGGTCTTGGTACTATTCTTCATTACATTAGTTAAGGAATATTTTTTAGATAAAGAAATGAAATGAAGGTACTGGCGATAGATATTGGATATCATAATATGGGTCTCGTCCTCGCAGAGTGTAGTAAAGGTACTAAACTTAAAGTTGACTTTATAAAGAAAGTAAGTCTTGAAGATTACAAGTATATATATACGAATGACTTTGTGGACCTCATTCCTTTATTTGTAGATGACCACAAACATATATTTGAGGAAGCGGACACAATACTTATAGAACGACAACCACCGGGTGGCTTTACCAATATCGAGATACTTCTACACTACATGTTCAAAGATAAAGTGATTCTAGTTTCACCTGTGAGCATGCATACGCATTTTGGTATGCGACACCTCAACTATGAGGAACGCAAAGAGCGAACAATTTCAATCGCGAGTAAGTATATTGTGGGTGACATACCCTATGAGAGAAAACATGATATCGCAGATGCACTCTGTATGATTATTTATCATCATTTTAGAACATCTGTACACTTCTTTGACCAATTTAGGCTTCCTTCCGAAGCTCCGCTCTAATGAGGTCAAGTGCGTTCGTAACACTTTTGAACATATTGAAAATTTCACTACTGTTGCCCCGGTGCACAGCGTCCTTTAAATTTTGAATATTATACTCGAGTGATTCTTTTTCCTTCTTTTTACGCTCCTCGTTTTCAGATTTAATCTGTTTCATCTTATCAATCTTTCCATTGATATTGGTCGTAATGATTTCAATGGCGTCGTCCATTTTTTCAATTTCATTTTCATAGAAATCAATGTGACGCGCCAAAATTTCTCGTTTTACAGAAGATTGTGTATGGTCCAACTTGTGTCCTATTTTTTTGACTTTAGCTTCTAAAGCTTCAATGTTATCAAGATATTTTTGTTCATTGTCTTCTAGTATGTTTTCCAAACGCTCAATCTCCTTGTCGACGTCGACGTAAAAGTTCATTGTTTCGGGGGCTTCTACTCTTTCATCGTTCCAAAACTTTATACCAAGATATCTCTCGTGATAATCTATCAATATTTCAAGAACTTCCGACCTGAGTTCACCTGTCGCTTCATCTTTTATATCGGTGCCCTTACAGAAATCATATTCTCTTCGGAGGCGTAGAAGTTCCTGTTCACGCCAGTTCAACATCTTACTTTGGAGTTTTTCCAGAAAACACCAATCTTAGGTCATCAATGAACATATCAAATCTTCCGAGACGATATTGAACAACTGCCCACAAAAAGAAGAATACGGTTTTTGTTAGATTATTTACGTCATTATCTTCCATCTTATAAATTGGACTTACAACACGATGCATAAATGTTTCCTCTTTCTGTTGTCCTGTAACAACCATTTCCATTTGCGTGAGTGCGCATGTATCATCATTCACTGACCAGTGATAGAATAAGAATGGTATGAGTATGGAATAAAACTCCAAGTTTCTACGATCATTTGTAAATGGAACAACTAAAATGGCGATAAGAAAAGCAAGATGAATCCAAAATATTACGTTCATCTATAATACTATGTATACAGAAAATTTATGGTCGCGTTATACCATGGAGACTTGTTATACGCTGTGCTAGGTAGACCATGAGTATAAACATTCCCAAATTCAATAAAATAGCACACGCAGCGTATGGTAAAATTTTCCTTTTTAAAGGTTTCACGATACGTTCATGAAGTGCGTCGTTCTCCAGCACTAAATCTATAGCCTGATTAGTAAGATCATCAATGGATTCCTTCATTAAGATAGTTGAACAAAAAAAAGAGCCGATTACAACGACGTTACACACACAACAAATCGAACTGTTAAAGAAATATCTTCGTGAGCGAAAGAATGTATTTATCTGCGGAGCTGTGGGTGTTGGGAAAACATACGTGTTAGAGTCAGTCCTAAACGAAACAAATAGTGTCGAGATAACCCAAGAACATATCAGAAACAAATCAAATTTTATACCATTTATCAAGGGTATCGCCAAACATGCGTTCATCGAGGACTACAACCAAGATTTTAAGGCTCTCATCGACCAAGTTTCCGATGGTGAACGCATCACTCGCGGGTCACTTGTGGTGACATCTACAAATATGTGTATGTTTCCAAATTTTGAAACTATATTCATACCAAAACATAAACCCGACAAATTAATGACACTCACAGATGTTCGAACCATTCAAGTTGAAAATGCAGCGGTTCGGTGTAATGGTAATATTCGGGACTTCTTTTCATACTTGGATGGATTTGATACTAAAGATGTTTTCCAAACCCCCAAGGAATTCATCACCGAACTTCTTTGTGACTCAAAACCAATTGGTTTTCCCAAGAGTATTCATGAACATGGACACATATGGGATATTTTTCAAGAGAATTACTTGGACTCAAAAGGCGTTGATATGTTACGAGCGTCGAGTGGATTTTCAGATGCTGATATTTACGACACCCAAATGTATTCATCTGGGGATTGGAATTTAATGCCCTATTTCATTCTGAATGCAGTCGTGATACCAAAATCATCACTTGGTAAAGCTCTCGTGAGTGAGAAAGTAAGACCTGGAAGTTGTTGGACAAAGTATGGAAACTATAAAATGAGAAGTCAAAAGTACAAGGAGATACAGAATAAACTGAGATATGGGATATATATAGATGACTTGTGCCTTCTCAAGAAATATGCCGAAGAGGGTGATATTGGTCCAATGATGGAGTACTCTCTAACTCCCCAAGACTTTGACATCATGAATCACCTTGCGGTTGGAAGTAAATTAAAACAGAGAGACGTTACAAGAATAAAGAAAGCTTTGAAAAATGCTATCGAAAAAGTTCGTTGAACGTGAAGAAGAAGATGAACCCGAGTACACAAAGACTATTGGGAATGAAATCCACTTCTATGGAGAGATTACAGTTGAGAATACTCTTGAGTTTGTAGAATCTTTCCGTAAACTTGAGATTCGTCTTTTGAAACAAAAGGCATTACTCATTGGGTATGAACCCGAAATTCGTGTACACATCATGAGTGAGGGTGGTGATATGTTCTCTGGGTTAGCGCTTAAGAATTTACTTGAGAAGTCGAGAGTCAAAGTCATTACGATTGCCCAAGGTGCCTGTTGTTCTGCGGCTACATTCATGTTTTTGGGTGGTTCAGAACGTCGCATGGGTGAAAATGCGTACCTTCTGATTCACCAATTGAGTACAGAATTTTGGGGGAAATACCAAGAACTCAAGGATGAAATGAAGAGTTGTGATAAATTTATGAATGCTCTCAAAAAGATGTACACAGCGAAGACTGAAATCCCGGAAAAGAAGTTTAAGAGATTGATGAAGAAAGACCTCTATTTGTCGGCATCAAAGTGTCTAAAGTATAAGATTGCGCACGCGATTGATTAATAGTAACGTAGCGTTTGTAAAGACCCAATACACATAAAATCATAAAGACGATTGCAAACGTATTCGCATTCATAGGTATACTCGTGAATGGCGGAGGCTTAAGTCGTTCCATTCTACCATAATTAACAACTGGGAGTGAAGACATCTATTTAAAGTCGAGAAATTAATTATACGTATAATGGAACGCATTATTAGATTGGATAAGAATGGAAGTCAAAGGTACACAGATATTCATGTCGAGGATTTAAAGGATGGAACTGCCGACATTGTAAAAATATCTGGGGTCCTTGGAAGCGAGAAATGTACAACATCTAGGACTCATGTCACAACTGGATATGAGAAGGCTATACTTCGTGCAAACACTATGTGGGCAAACGAGAACGCAAAAAAAGTACAAATTCTCCCGATGTTGGCGAATAAATGGGAGGATAGGGAAAACTATATCACGGAGCCTTTTTATGTTCAACCCAAAATAGATGGTGTACGTCTTCTTGTCTCTACAAAAGGGTGTTATTCCAGAACTGGTAAGATTGTTGAGGATGTTGAGCATCTCGCACAAAATCTTAAAGATGGGGAATGGTTAGATGGGGAATGCTATATACCTGGTAAAACTTTTGAGGAGATTACGAGTATGTTCAAGACAAATCCCAAAGATTTACAATTTCATGTATTTGATTATTTTGATACAAATAGACCGTATCTTCCATTTGCAGAGCGACAGAAACGGGTGACCGTAGAGACTATTCTTGTCCAAAAGAAGTCTGATATTTCCAATTATCACAAGAAGTTTGTTCAACAGGGACACGAAGGCATCATGATTAGAGAAGCGACGAGCATCTATGAAATAGGTACACGGAGTAATTACCTACTTAAATTCAAGGAGTTCCAAACGGAGGAATATGAAATTATTGGGGCAAATTGTGGACAGGGAAGGGATGCAGATGCTGTCATTTGGGTCTGTAAAACTGAGGATG